CAGGGAACTCGTCTCTCTTCTTATTGGAGGTCAAGTACCCCAATGGGATCTGTCAAAGATTCGTCCTGCGGGAGCAAGACTTAAGACTTTTGGAGGTCGTGCGAGCGGACCAAAGCCATTGGAGGATCTGTTTAGATTCACCGTTGATACCTTTAAGCGAGCCGCAGGACGAAAACTTACTAGCATCGAATGCCATGATATCGTCTGTAAGATTGCGGAGATTGTCGTTGTCGGAGGAGTCCGACGCTCTGCTCTTATCTCCCTATCAAATCTCACAGATGAGCGAATGAGGGATGCAAAGACAGGTGCATGGTGGAATGATAATCCACAACGCGCACTTGCAAACAACTCAGTTGCATACAAGGAGAAGCCAGAGATCGGCGTGTTCATGGACGAGTGGGTTTCCCTCTACAAGTCCAAGAGCGGAGAACGTGGTATCTTCAATCGTGCAGCAGCACAGAAGACTGTGGCAAAGTTGGGTGATCGCCGCGATCCGAACTATGAGTTTGGAACGAATCCATGCAGCGAGATCATTCTTCGTGATTGCGAATTCTGCAATCTCACTGAAGTTGTTGTTCGTCCCGAAGACACGCTTGAGTCATTGCGTCGCAAGGTCGAACTTGCATCTATTCTTGGAACATGGCAAGCATCACTCACTCATTTTCCATATCTTTCAACATCATGGCAGAAGAACTGCGAGGAAGAGGCACTCCTTGGTGTGTCGCTCACAGGCATTCTTGACAACAAGATGATGCGTGGCGAAGAAGGTTCCTTGGAAAACATCCTCACGACATTGCGGAATCAAGCACAAGAGACAAACAAGACATGGGCAGCAAACATTGGAATCAATCCTGCTGCTGCTATTACATGTGTCAAACCAAGTGGAACGGTGTCTCAGTTGACCGATTCGGCATCGGGAATTCATCCTCGTCACAGTGAGTACTACATTCGTACCGTTCGTGCGGATCGCAAGGATCCACTATGTCAGATGATGATCGACATGGGATTCCCCGCAGAGCCTTGCGTGATGAAGCCAGATCACACAATGGTCTTCTCGTTCCCGATGAAGGCAGAGGGTTCTATCACCCGTAATGATCTTACTGCAATTCAACATCTTCAGTTGTGGCTTGAGTATCAGCGTCACTGGTGCGAACACAAGCCATCGATCACCATCACCGTGCGTGAGCATGAGTGGATGGAAGTTGGAGCATTCGTGTATAGGCACTTCGATGAGATCAGCGGCATTTCCTTCTTACCGCACTCTGACCACAACTATAGACAAGCCCCCTACCAAGACTGCACCAAGACTGCATATACTGCTTTGGCTGTAGAAATGCCTAAAAATGTAGATTGGTCACTGCTGAAGAATTATGAAAAGACCGACACTACCGCAAGTTCGCAGACATTTGCTTGCTCTGGTGACAAGTGTGAAATTGTTGATCTCACTACATAACAACAGCCCCGCTTGAGATCGCATCTCTTGCCCGACAACCCCCGAAAGGGGGGTTGTTTCTTTTCATAAATACTGTCGAGTGGGTTATGATTTGACACCCACATGTGCAAACCCCCCGCTCTTCACACGGGGGGTTTTGCTTTAAGGATTTCGTGTTCTATATTTGATATGGAGTATAGGCAGATGTGATACATTTTCTATTCTTATGTTTTTACCAACAGCCTGTTCTTCAGCCACTATTGCTCGACTTAATTCAAGGTATTGATATTCAGTACCGCCATCTGTCTTGGTATTTGAAGCAATGTCCCCATCAATTCCGTCTGCAATAGAGAGAACCTGATAGATTCCATTATTTGATGCAGAACCGCTCACTCTGATGTATGAACCAACTGCTATTCCTATGCTTGTTGCTGCACCAAACAAACGTGTTCCTTGAATTGGCACTTTGTATGCAAGGAGATTCTTGTTGCCGGTGTTTATTGGATTGATGAATCTTAAATGCATCTTTTGTGGGTCGGATTGGGAATCAGGAATAATATAACGGGGTGTCGATGGATCCAAATTAGTTAGATAATTTATATCGTTGGATGCGACTACTCCATTGTGATCATATCTTGGTTTTGTGGTATTGAATATAGAATTTGTTCCGCTAGGAGCCATTCCCTGAAGAACAATCTTGTTTCCATTTTCTATAAGTCCAACAAACTTTCTGATCTTATTTGTACAGGTTATAATTTGTGGGTTTGTTCCGGCAGTATTTGTTTTACTTGCGCTTGTAAACTCGCCATAGGAATTAATATTGCAAGTTATTCCTGTGGTTAGAGCCTGCAATTTTCCAATTTTAGCCGCCGTTGTTGGTATTCCCGTTACAAGATCAACATAAGATAATCCTGTAGCCCCACTTGATAAAGATAATCCATCCATCTCATTGCGCGTAAGATCAATGTAGGTGTGGTGTGGAGATTTTCGGAATGATATCTGATTACTAGTTAAAGAATTTGTTACTCCTGCTTCTTTACTGTGGAATGAGATATAGGAAAATAGTTTATAAAAATCCCCAAAGTGAACACCTTCAACATTTGGGTTTGGTGAATTTCCCTCATCTCCCAATTGTTCATTTGTTATTTCGGATTCTGCAACATAGTTGTATTCCCCAAACTCTGTGCTTGGTATTGTTTTACCATGAAGAATTACCGCAAATGTTTTTCCTCCGGATACTCTAACATCGGACTGAAACTTAATTGCAAGATTTTTAACATCCATGGAATTTATAGCACTGATAGTTGGATCTAGAGTCACATCAATAGTCCCACCGGTAACATATACACCACCCTGATTTGGTACTTCTGTACTGTTTCCAGATGCTTCGTTACTCCTACTTGGACCAATATCTGGATTGTCTGGTGGTGGGTCTGTAATTTCTTTTATACGTTCAAGATAATTTGGTATTTGAACTATTGAGTTTGCAGAATAAAAAGAATCTGCTCCATGAGTCACTCCATAAAACGTATCTTTACTCGCCCATGAGATGTCTTTTTGTATGTCTGTTGTGGTAAGGCTAATCGTAATTGGATGATTAACAAATTGTGTTTCAGCAGTTTCTGTTGGTGTGGTTGTATCTGCTCTTTGATCATAAATCAAGAATGATCCAGATGCATCAGAACTTAAAGGATCTGTCTCCCAATAATCTGGACTACTCAAGTCGATCCATTTGTTTCTGCCATGTGTATTGTTGTACGAAGTGTTAAAGGCTGTATCTTTAAAGAATAGTTTGTCTAGGTCAGGATTGGGGGATCCTGTTCGACATCTTTTTATTAGAGATGGTCGCAATGGAGTGTGAAATTGTCCTCGACTTATTTCAAGTGCTGCTCCAGATAATGTACTGCCAACGGCTCTATCATATCTGAATGGAGCAGTGGGGCTTTCATCGTCTGTTTTTCCGATAATGGAATCTTGGAAAATGAAATTTCCATGAAAACAACGGATAATCGCAATCAATGCTCCGTTCGATTTATTGTTTTGCATGAAAGTGCATTTATCCAAAACAATATCGCGTATCATGGATGAAGAAGTTCCTGCTGGAGGAATCTTCATTGCTGATGGGAAATTGTACTCTGCCCATCGCTGCTCATATTGATCTGAAATATTTAAATTCGGATTCAATGTGAATCCAACAAACGAACCACCCGCCTCAAAAAATGGTCCTTGGGAATAATAATCTTTGGAACTCATCTCGTAGTAAATACGATTTCTTGATTGTCCACCAGAGCCAGGAAATATTTGAAAGACATCCGTATGTGCGTGTCCTGGGACGTTAGAGCCACTTAATCCAGCACCAACCACATCATGAGTTAATGTTGTGCCAGCATTGAATGGGTTTCCGATGATATCCGATGCAGTGCATTTTACTCCGCAGCCAACGTCTCTCCAGCAGTCTTCGAATATTTTTTCTGCATGGCATTTGTTCATGAAATAAACTTGTCCACCTTTGGTGAATGCTTGCATATCGGAAAAAGTTGAACCGATCAGACACATAGAGGTGCAGTCTGCCGTTTCTATCACTGTACTATTCCCTAAGCCTTCAACAAAGTTTCTATTGACTGTTGTGGCATCAGTTCTCCAATTTGGATTGTAAGTCAACCCACTGTATTGGTAGAACCATTTTGCGGCTCTTTGTCTAAAGTCTACTATAGTCTCTCCTACATTTTGTACAGTAACATTTATTTCAACATCCGCTGGTATTTGATTTCCATAGGGATCACGATCATTATCACCAAAAATTCTTACATAACTAGGTCTTGTTTTTTCCCAATCAAAGAGTGGTTGGTGATTGAAGTTACAGTTACAGTTCTCAACTAGAACATGAACTCCACCATACTGAGAAGTTGCAACAGTGTATGTTATTCCTTTTATTGGATTCGTAAATATTTTTCTATTGGGATTCGTAAACGAAAATATTCTGCCTTCTTTAGTGGCAGTATTGATGGATCGGCTTGGTTGATCTATTTTTAGATTGAGAAATCTATACTTGTTTAAGGCAAGTCCTGCTTCATTTCCTCGTTTTCTCAAAGTCACATTTGCATTTTGATAAGGAGTAAAAGTAACATATCTTTTTAGGTTGTTTACTCTTAATGCAGATGAAAACGATGTATATCCAATAGTTCCGAGGTCATAGTCAACTCTTTGACCATTATTACCCATAAGATAAATTATCAAACCATCCACTTCTTTTGCAGTCCCACCAGCAGCGATCAACACACCTTCTATAGTTTTCTTTGGTGTTGTTGGCGTGATTCCATCGTTGTCATCGTTGCCAGTACTAGCATTTACATAGAATTCTTCTCTTGGTAAAGACCCATTAAAATTTGTAGCGAAAAAATATGAGTGGTGTCCGTGTTTTAGATTTCTTAAGCCAGGAGCGAGAGGGCTAAAATTGGGAATTTGATCACCCATTGCTTCGCCTTGAAGAACTTGGGGATATCCACTATTTGGATAGACTTTCGCTCGTAGTTCATTGTATTCATTGTCGGGAATACCACTGCTCAATGTTATGTTGTAACATGTGGCACCGATTGTTGCGTTATATGATTGATCTGTTACAGTGACAACGGGACCATTATTGAGTTGAAACTCAACGCGATCTATTCCCGATATGTGATATGCCAACAACGGAATCTCTGTTGGGGAATCATAATCCTTGAAAAGTGGTGCTGCCCACCGTGCAATCGTATTGTTGTGGTATGCAGGATTATTCGGATCACCAACTTGTTCTAAAGTATTATCTGGATTTACTGGATAATCTGAAAATATATCTGTGCCAGATGTTATTGTTGACATTTGTAGTTCCTTAGACCCAATTTCTATTGTTTGCAACGGTGAGGTTAAGTTTTGCTTCTATTATTTCGGCATTTGCTGGAAGTGATGTCAGATTGAAAGCCATTGCTGTTCGTGTTGGACTTCTTACTTGTATGAGTGTCCCTAACACCCCACTTTCTGATGGAGCATCTTCTCCATCGTTCCATGGGTTCAATAGACCGATTGGAACTTGTGTTGCTTGTTCGAAATCACCACCATTGGGTAATACAGGAGTGCCATTCCATCTATCGTCTAATGCTCCATAAATTACAGGATTGTGCCAATAGAAAGTATCAAACTCTGGTATTACTATGATTTCACTCTCGGTGGTTTGTGGTGGACTACCACCATCAAGCCTCACTCTGTTCTTGATGTTTCTTTTGTTTATAAAATCGCTACGCATATTAGGTTCCTATGTAATAGAGAGTGGCACCATTGACCGTTGACCACGCCTGAATTCTATTCAAGTTATCCGTTTCAATGAATATTTGATCTCCGTTGTACAACGGGAATCCGACTTGTGATAACACTGCCGATGAGAATCCAATGAATATGGTTCCTGTATTGTTTAGGTCACTTCGGAAGTGTACACCGCTTTGTAATGCTACAGACGAGAATGTATTTACACCACCCGAAGGAGACACAGCAACTTTGTTAGCAGTTCCGCCTGTTGGTTGTGCTATTCTTTGAATGTCAACCTTCACCATTTTATTACTTGAAGAATCCGTTGAAACAAGGTTGTCGGATCCTGTTGTGGTGAATATGGTATTCAACGAGTTCATATTTGATGAGATCGTTGAAATTGTATTGTTTATGTTTGCTGAATTTACATCAGACGTATACAAATAGTTGTATTCTGCACCAACCTCATTAAACTTCAGTTTATTCAATTGGGTGAGTGCATCACCGGTTAATGCCATGTAATCACCCGATGCACCAAGAACTCTTATAACAGCGGTAACTGAATCTGTGGCAGCATTCAAGTCTCTAATATCAAGGTTAGCACCAGTGACGGTGATTGGAACCATATCACTGCCTGTATAGCCGTGAACGGGCATCACTTGAGATCTAGAGGTTGGCAAACTGGTTCCAAATGAAAGACCATCTATCTTGAGGAATTCTAAATTATCAACGATAGCGGTAACACCAACAGAACCAGTAACAAGATTCACATACAACGCACCAGTGCTATCAACCTTGAATGGAATTTTGGTGTCGTAATTATTGATGTTGGTAAGACCGTGTGTGAAGACCGCAACAGGATATGCACCTGAAAGACCAACGACACGGACGGTATCTTCTGCATTGAAAGATTGGTCAGATCTCACTAATGTTGCTAATGTTAAAGGAGTTGCTCCACTTGTTGCTCTTAATAATCTTGTTTCAAATCCAGAAGAGGTACTATCTATCGGCGTACTACTAGATACAACATTCACATTGTTCAACACAGACACACTATCAGAACCATATGTCAGTGATCGAATGTCGAGGTCTGTTGCGGTAACTCCAACTGCCCATCCGCCAGAGTAGCCAACGATTCTCACAACATCTTGACCCGCAGCACCAGCCGTCGCTGGATCTCCTGCTGTCAATGCACGAATTCCAAAGTTTGTTGCAGTGACTCCAACTGCCCAACCACCAGAGTATCCAACCACACGAACAACATCTTGACTAATTGCACCAGCAGTAGTTGGATCTCCTGCGGTTAATGTTCTGATGTCAAGATCAGTTGCAGTTACTCCAACGGGTTGATTTACGCTTACAGTTCCCGTTACAGTTACGGTTCCACCAACACTCGACACGGCAACCGTTGGAGTGTTTACGATAGCAACTGGCAAACCGTTTGATGATGTAACTCTTGTACCACCTTCTCCAGTAGCACCATAAGCAATCTTCATTACTTGAAAATGATTTCCCTCTGATGCGGAGTAGTCTGTCGCAATTACCGCTTCTCCAGAAAATCCTGATACTGCCACATTGTTGTCCGTGTCGTAAGCCATTTTGATTCCTTTTTATGATTCTGTGATCTTGATTATTTATACTCCTTGACACCACAATACATAGAGTATAATCCTCATCATGATTGACCCCACACAGATATCCAATCTCATAGAACGAATGGTTTCCAACAGAAAGATCTCCTACATGGAGGCTGTTTTGGAAATTTGCGAAGAACATTCAGTTGATGCATCGCTTGTGGCAAAGCACTTGTCTCGTCCAATCATTGAAAACATTGAGAACGAAGCACGACAAGTGAATCTATTGCCGCGTAAGAAATCATTGCCTTTCGCTTGACACACACCGTACACGCTGTATACTCAGCACATTGTCAGATACTCAGTACACCCAGTAAAAGGAGCAATACGATGTCAGATTTCGCAAGTTTTAAGAAAAGTTCGAAGAACAACCTTGGCAAGATTGCCAAGGAACTAGAGAAAGTCACTAAAGGCGGGGGAGAGAATTCCTACAAGGATGATCGTCTCTGGCAGCCTGAAGTTGACAAGACGGGTAACGGGTATGCAGTCATCCGTTTCCTCCCCGCTCCTCCAAGCGAGGATCTTCCTTGGGTTCGTGTCTTCAGCCACGGATTCCAAGCAAAGGGTGGTTGGTACATTGAGAACTGCCCCACCACAATCGGACAGAAGTGTCCCGTTTGTGAAGCAAACAACGAGTTGTGGAACAGCGGAAACGATGATGACAAGAACATTGCGCGTGATCGCAAGCGCAAGTTGTCCTACATCAGCAATGTCGTTGTGATTGAAGATCCTGTCAATCCTGCCAACAACGGTAAGATCTTCCTCTACCGCTATGGCAAGAAGATCTTTGATAAGATCAACGACAAGATGAATCCTCAGTACAAGGATGAGGATGCTGTGAATCCATTCGACTTCTGGCAGGGAGCGAACTTCAAGATCAAGATTCGTAATGTCGATGGATACCGCAACTACGACAAGTCAGAGTTCTCTGCATCGTCACCTCTCCTCGACGGGGATGACAAGGCACTTGAGGCTCTGTGGCGCAAGGAATACTCATTGCTTGACTTCGTGAAGCCTGATCAATTCAAGGCATACGGAGAACTCAAGACAAAGTTCCAATCCGTCATCAATGGTTCTCAGTCTCAGAAGGCAGAGGACATGGACATTTCTGAGGAAGAAGAGGATGCTTCGGAGAAGAAGTTCACCCCGAAGTTCCCAACTGCTGAAGCGAAGGCACCTGGTCGGGAAACAAAGCCAAAGACTAGCAAGGTGAGTGAAGATGATGACGAGGATGATGCCTTGTCATACTTCAAGAAGTTGGCAAATGAGTGAGTTTTATACATATTGTTGTTCGCCCCAGTCTTCTCACTGAGTCGGCGTGGGGACAGTGCAAGCGTCTCATTACGCTATTCACTGCGCGTCGGGGAGTAACTTAACCCGCACAAGGAACTTCGCTACCGGACACCCCTCAGAAATGGGGGGTGTCTTTTATTTCAGAACACAGCAAGAATAAATAGTGGTATGAAGAAGAGCAATAAAGCATTAATTGAATCTTTAAAAACAATCCTATCTTCCGATGATGAGTTGAAGAAGGATAGGGTAAAGATGCTTATTGATATTGGATTTTTTGGTTTGAATGAAAAGGAAAAAGAATCTTTGTTCAATCCAAAA